CTTACCACTGCCAGGTCCACCCGCTAGGAAAAACGCTTTGAATATATTAGGGTCGTTGAGCCCCTCTTGCAAATCTTGGAATGTTTTCATGAGTTCGTCCTATTAACTTTTGATATCCTGCCATTTCTATAATGTATTTATCATCTTCTGAAAGTGGTGTTAGTTCCTCTACTTTTCGCTCTTGAATTTGAAAGTTCATTTTCTTAATACGATTTCGTGTTTTAGCCATTTTTTCTTCCTTTTTTTTATGATATGTTGTTGGCATGATAATTAAGTTAATACTACTCCTTTCCCGTGTTACTGTTGTTTAGTATAGAATTCCTCTATGATTTCGTCATTGTCCTCTGGTTCAAACTCAAGGCTCTCATCAGTTGATAATAACTCTTTTGATAGTGAGTCTTTGACCAGTGTCATAATTGATTCGTGTTTTTTTGATGCAACATTAAAATCTTGTCTTATTCTCCGTATAAGAAATCTACCTCTATAGAAAAAATCCAGTTTGTCATTCTCTTCTGTTTTTGCTGCTGCCACAGAGGGAAGATTAAATTCAACTATATCTCCACAGTCTATTAAGGTATTTCCATTAGTCTTGATCGAACAAGTTATCCCTCTATCCAGTTGTAAAAGTTGTGATTGTCTTCTTTGTAACCATGTTTCAGTTTGTGTTGCGTTATAAACAGGTTGGCCTTCTTCATCGTGCAAAACAGTTAAATCCGTATAATTACCATTATCATCAATGTAGTTAGCGTTTGGAGCAAGATATCTCCTCGCAGGGAAATCACTCATGCGAGAGGTGCCTTGAACTGGTGTGGATGATATCAATGGAAACTCGTCAATGTTTGTGTCCTTACCGGCAGTGACATGTGTCTCACTATCAAAATTATCTAGATAATTATATATAGTAGTTATGTGTCTTCTAGTGTATGTGTCATATGATATCAGTTCAGATGCGTATGCGCCTAATCTCTGTGCTGCAGCAGAGTCACCAATAGATTGAATTTGAAACTCAATAACTGTTGATAGATCAGAAACAGGGTCATTTGGTTTAGAGCCAGGTACAGATGTTTTATATGTAAAAACTGTTGGTTCAGAATACATGCTTGATAAACTTCTGAAATGATATCCCTTGAAATCTTCAAAAAACATGTAAGTTGGTGAGCCATCATGAGCTGACACTGCTTGTCTTTTCATCATGTTAATCGCTTCAAAGGGACTGAAGTTAGGGAATATCAATTTCTTCGTTCCCCTTGATGGTTCCACATATAATTTTTTCTTTGAACTCAAATGGTCCCTCATAATTTTTTTGAAGATATCAGAGTATGACCCAGAATAACTTTGATTTATTCTTATCCGCTGATCTTTTTGTAACTCTGACGTAGAGAACTCTATCGTTAAAAACTCATTACCACTTGCACCCTCTGTCTTTGATGTCAAAGAGTTAATCACCAGTAAGTTCTTCGTGAAATCAAATGTGCCTTCATCCTCACTGAGCCCTTGCGTGTTTATTTTCATGCGAAGATATTCTTGACCAATCACAGGACCGACTGTTGATAAGTTCACAAGATCATTGAGTATGCAATTTCCAGTTATACTGCTCGCTTGAATATCCTCAAAAAAAGTGATATGCACAAGAGCGCCAAGTAAATCAACAACGACACCCTTTGAGGTAATAATCTCAAGTTGTTGCACATGAAAACCACCTGCTTTTTGAATTTTTTCTTTATTACCGGCCGTTGACATTAAATCGCACTTTCATCCATGAGCTCTTCAAATTCTTCAATAAACTGTTCCAAGTATGTTGGGTCCAGTAAACGGATTGACCTTTGTTTATTTTGTAGATCATCCTCAAACTCAACATTACTAATCGCAGTCGCACTTGGAAAGTCTGTGTTGTCTTTTCCGATATCAATTTTTACGGTAGTGTCACCAGAGGTTTGTTCTATCTCATAGTGGTGTAATGCGTTCAACTCTGCTGACGTTGGATACTTTTCATTCAAATATGCTATGTGTTGAATATAAGGTTTAGGCCACTGATGATACCTATCGGTGATATTGTTTATTAAAAGAATTACCCAATGCAGTTGTGGGTCACCATACAGTTTATGAGCAAGTATTTCTGGTGTATCGCCATCTTTAAGATCATATGTGTCAAAAACTAGTGTGTCCTCTCTAAGATTGGCTCTCAACGCAACTCGTCTTAAAAGATTAGTTACAACCTTAAAGTCAAAATTACCAACAGAATCGTAAAGTATAAAAGGGAACTTTGAGAAATACATTTTTAAAATCCATCTTCGATAGCACTTTTTGTGACAGTCATCAGTTCTTTAAAACTTAGTGCCAGCGTTGTTTTTGTGGGTGGCGCACCTTTTGCATTTGTTTCATGCCAAGTCATTTTGTCACCACCGTATGTGACATCAACACTTTCTAATACGCAAGTCCCTATTTTGTGTAGATAGCCGTTTGGTGAATTATTTTGCGTGTAATATTCTATTTCAAACTGGTCAGGAATCGTCAACTCAAAACCAAAATCATCTGCATAATCTGCTGATGCGTGAAACCTAAATGCTTTGATGATTTTATCAATTTCATCCGCTTCTTGCTCAGATGACGGAGTGAATGTAAAACTATAGGAAAATGACCTCTTACCAATATTTTCAAACATGACCTCCATTTTAGGTGCGAGAACTTTTCCTCTATTCAAAGCAATGAGAGCAGATGAGCCCGGCGCAATTTGGTCTAAAGCAGAAATGCCCATCTGATTTACGACAGATTTGAGTCCCTCCATGCCTTTGTCAATCGCTCCTTTAAAAGTTTCTGTATTAAACCCTTGTGCCATGAACCCTTGTATTATTGATGCACCAAATGCAGCTTGTCTAGATATTTCCTGTTCGTTGTAAGACAAGTTGTATGTTTGTTGCACAGATGGAGGAAAATACAAAGCGATAGTTTTTACTAATTTTGATGTGGGTCTAGTTTTCTCTTGTATTGACAAATATTTTTTACCTGACCCAAATGCTTTTGCATTAGCAGAGTTTATTTTTTTGTTCATCTGTTTTTGTTCAGCAGTTTTATCCTTATTTTCTGTCCCTTTGGAAAGTGTATTACTCTCTGCCTCTTTTTGCTTTTTATCCTCTTTATCGCCCTCAGGGCTAGCAATTTCAGCTTTTGCAGATTCAATCTGTTTGACAAAAAATGCGATAAAATGACTGTTACCGTCTGTGCCAAGGTCAAGGGGATATTGAAGAACTTCACCACCTCTAGTGGTTTGAGCATTTCCAGTGACAGGACCAGTGTTGGGTTGATTGAACCTAAGACCTTTTGCTCTATTCAGTCCAAGAGCACTTTGTGCGGTTTTAGTAAGAAATCCAGATGCAGTTGATTGTGCTTTGTTTCTAAGTGCTGTGAATACAGGCATACTAAATAATCCTTATATCATTTAAAGTATTTATACATCATGTCATACAAAGGTCGATACACTCCTCAAAATCCAAAAAAATATAGAGGTAACCCACATAATGTAATCTATCGCTCTCTGTGGGAACGAAAGTTCATGGTATACTGTGACCATAGCGAGTCAATCATAGAGTGGGGTAGTGAAGAGGTAGTGATACCTTACAAGTCGCCTTGGGATGGCCGCATACATCGTTACTTCCCTGATTTTTACATAAAGATAAAAACGAATGAAGGGACAACCAAAAAACTTATTGTTGAGATAAAACCTAAGAAACAAACAAAGGCACCAAAAGAACCCGAAAGAAAAACTAAAAGATATTTAAATGAGGTGAGAACTTGGGGAGTGAATAGTTCAAAGTGGAGATACGCAACTGAATGGTGTAAAGACAATGGTATGGAATTCAAGATACTGACAGAGGATGATTTAGGTATTCGTTATAAATAATTATATGGCCGAAGATAACTTCATACAAAGTGTTCAAGACTCTGCTGGTGACGCTCCACAATCAATTGGGTGGTATCGAAACAAGATACGAGAGTTTGGTAAACCATCACCCTTAGACTTGATTAGGGATGGTCGCAGAACAGCTAAAGTATCTGCTTTTAATTTGAATATGTTCGTATATGATCCTAAATATAAAAAGACTTTACCATACTATGATACGTTTCCACTGGTTCTACCTTTGGAGAGATATAGCAATGGATTTTTAGGATTAAATTTTCATTATCTACCGATACCCTTGAGAGTTAGATTACTTGATAAAATTAATACCATCCCAGAGGACAATCAATATAATGATGGGGAGCAACTTAGAATAAACTATGCGAGGGCTAGAACTATACCAATGGCCAAAGCAGTTATTAAGAGATATCTTTATGGTCACCTAAAATCTCAAATTCGTGTGGTGACACCAGATGAGTGGGTAATCGCAGTTTTGTTACCAGTGCAGAGATTTAAGAAAGCATCTACATCTAAGGTATATAACGAAACTAAGAAGATGTTTTAAGGACATAAAAAATGGCAACAGGATTAGGCACATTCGCAGACGCTGTTGGATTTGGTTTATTAAACGACATACTAGCGTCATTTAGTGACCAAAACGCATACGGTAGACCAAACTTATATGAGGTTCAAATTCACCCGCCCCGTGGTGCATCTCCAGCGATGGGTGGCCACAACGTGCAAGACATATCTTTGCGGGCAGAGAGTCTTCAGATGCCAGGTAGATCAGTGAATACTCAAATAGCGAGTGCTGGCGCTATAACAGGACCACAGAGAGAATATGTCACAGAGGTGTTATTCGCAGAAGAGATTAACATGACGTTTCAAGCGACAGCTGGATTAGACGAGAGGAAGTTTTTTGAACAGTGGCAACAACTGGCATATAATGTAACCACATTTGATGCTGGATATTACAATGACTATGTTGGAACGATGGATATATTCTTACTGAATCAAAATAATCGCAAGACATTTGGTCTTAGAATAGAGGAGTGTTTTCCTAAATCTATCGCAGCATTAGAACTGTCAGCAGGACCAAGTGCAGAAATTATAAAAACCTCGGTGCAGTGGATGTTTAGAAAGTTCTCACCATTAGATGCAGAATCTCAACAAAATCTCGGTGGGACACTAGTTGACACATTTACAAATACAGTTGAAAGAAGTTTAACAAGAAATATTCCAGCTGTAGTGAGAAAATTATTATAAGGATGAAAAATTATGGCGTTACCAAAACTTGATACACCAACTTACACTTTAGAATTACCATCAACGGGAGAGGAAATAAAATACAGGCCATTTCTTGTGAAAGAACAAAAGACTTTGATGATTTTACAAGAGAGCGATACTAAAACAGATGTATATAATGCGTTAACTGAAATTTTGAATAATTGTACTTTTAATACTATTAACGCAACTAAAATGCCAATATTTGATTTTGAATATGTATTTTTAAAAATTCGCAGCAAGTCAGTCGGAGAGACAGCAGAGATAAGTGTTTTATGTCCTGACGATGATGAAACAAGAGTAACAGTTAGCATAAATCTTGATGAAGTCGATGTGCAAGTTACAGATGAACATGTGAACACCATACAGGTAACAGATAATATCAATATGGTTTTACGCTGGCCTACAATAAAAGATGTATCAGATTCAAGAACTGGTGATTTAGTGACCGATACAATGTCTTTAGTCAATAGATGTATTGTAGAAATCACTGAGGGAGATACGATACACAGGAGATCAGATTTTAGTGATAAAGAGTTAGGTGAGTTTATTGATAATTTACCAACTGATACTTTTGAGGGAGTTGGTAAATTTTTTGACACTATGCCAAAACTTCTTCATGTTGTAGATGTTGAAAATCCTAAAACAAAAGTAAAAAGTGAAGTTACCATAGAGGGGATAGATAATTTTTTCTCATAGCCCTCTCACACGTTTCAGTATCATCTTACTACGAAATGAACTTTTCACTGATGCAACATCATAAATATAGTTTGACAGAACTAGAGAATATGATACCGTGGGAGAGGGAAATATATATCGGTTTACTAATAAATTATCTCAAAGATGAGGAAGAGAGAGTGAAGGCAGAAAATAGAAGAAGGAGTTAACGGTGGCACAAAAAAAGCTTGAGCCGGATAGTCAATATGAAAAATATGATATAAATGGTGATGGTGTTGTGACTGATGAAGAATTTGAGATGGACCAAAAATTAGTAAGACTAGAGAATGAGGACAAGAAGGAAGACGCTCAACGCAAAATGGCGTGGTTCGCACTTGCCGGTATGTTGTTGTACCCATCTCTAGTTGTGTTAGCCGTTCTCATGAACATAGACCAAGCAGCAAAAATCTTGGGTGATATGGCAGCGACATATTTTGTCTCTGTTGCAGCAATCGTTGCAGCGTTCTTTGGTAAAGAAGCTTACATCAAAAGTAAAAACACGAATGTAAAGAAGTAGGATAGTATCATGGCAACTCAAGACGATATGTATCGTGAATCCCAAAAAACAACAGCGGAGTTACAGCGAGTTGTTGGATTATTAGAAGCAGCAAAAAAACGGGAATCGGGATTGCCGAAAAACAGGGCAGCTGTGGTAAAAAAACTTGAGCAATCAAAAAAAGAAGCAGAGAAAGCAAATGAAACGGCAGTGAGAAGAGAGGAGATAGAGAGAAAACTTCTTGGGCAAACAGAGAAACAATACGATGAAATGTTGGAACAAAGAAAAGTAACTGAAAAATCAAAAAAAGCAATGGAGGAGATTGAAGCGGTTCTTGGCGAGGATGCAAAAAATAATAGACAGTATCAAGCAGCGGAAAGACTATATAAAAAGCAACAACTAAAATCACAAAAACTTGAAAATCGCAGAAGTTTATTTCAAAGGTTTAAGGACACTAAAGAGGATAAGGGAACTAGAGCAGCTGTTGGAGAACTTGCTGCTGGAGGGAAAGATTTGGCCGGTAAAGCCCTTGGTAAATTATTTGAACCCTTAAAGAAATTATTTTCAAAATTTGCAGCTGTATTTTCGGTGTTTTTGATAGGTCTGGTGGCGATAGTAAATTCACCGATGTTTGAAAAGATTAAACAACTTCTTTTTGATTTTGTAGACTTTTTTGCTGAAAATGTTTATCCCGTCCTAGTAGACTTAAAAAACTTTTTTCTTAACACGATTGTTCCTGCCTTAATAAAAATAAAAGATGATGTTATGCCTATCTTTAAACAATTATATGACGATGTTTTAAAACCGATATATGATGCGTTTATCAATTTCATGGGAAAAGAGGGTGGTGGACTTGATATTATACTTGAAGGCCTCGAAAAACAATTTGAAAACTTTAAGAACATTTTTCAAAATGTTGTTGATTTACTTAAAGGTATTGTGACAGGCGATTTCGAGTTAATCAAAGAATCCGTATCGAACCTCGGTAAAAATATATTAAAAGCGATAAAAGATGCGATTGATACTGCTCTTAAATTTGTTTTGAGCTTATTTGGGATGGAGGGAGAAGGTAAAACTGGCACTGAAATGTTAGGGAATGTGGTGGATAATTTCTTTAAAAAAATAGTTGATGGAGTAATGAATATTTTTGATTATGTAATGAGGGGAGTTCAGTCAGCGGTGAGAGCTGTCGCTGGTGATACAATAGGGGATAAGATATTTGGCAAAAGAGATGTCAGAGACATGACAGCAGAGGAGAGACTAGAGGAGTCTAAAGACCTCAAAGATGATTTAGAGGATAAAGAAAAGGATGTTACAAAAGCAGCGGAGGAAACTGAAAAGGCAGAAACGAGATTAAAAGACATACAAACAGAAAAGGCTAAACTTGAAGCTAAAGGCGACACACTAAACAATCAACAAAAAAGGCGTTTAACTCAACTGAAAAAAAGTGAAGCATCAGCTGAAGAAAAATTAACCGCTAAACGACTAGATGAAAAAGA